CTACTGTGTATTAAATTACTAACCGCTACCCTACATATTTTACAAAAAAACCCGACTAATGGCCGGGTTTCTTATAAAGTATGTAGGGTAGCGGTTAGTAATTTAATACACAGTAGTCCATCGCTACAGTTAACGATACATCGACTACTTCACTATTAGACCAATCATAGTCTCCGAAATCTGCTGTAGTTACGAATCCTCCTTTGATGACCCATTCTCCAACGATATCACCAACTGGTCCTAATATGTTAAGTGTTAGATCCTTTTTGTAGAAATCTGAGTATCCAGCTCTACCTGTTACTGACTCATAAGATAATCTTGCCCACTCCATCACTGCTTGTGCACCTGAAGGTGTGATTGGATCATATAAAGTCATTGTTATATCAGCCCATTCTCTTTTTCCTCTAATTTTTCTATAAGAGTTGATGTGGTCTAATTTAATCACCTCATCTGTGAATTCAGGTGCTGATACGTTCTTTACTAAGAATGATGGAATTCCATCTACGTAAAGGACAAATCTATTCTGGACTTTCGGTTCGAAAGCTCTAAACATTATTTCATTTGGATCTAATACTGCCATGTTATGTTACTTTATTATAAATATCTACTTTTTAAATTATGCTCCGAAAGTTGCTCCTGTTGGTTCTACTACGAAGTCTAGTACTATAAATTCTGCTGTCTTAGCTGGCTGTATGTAGATCTGACCTACTAATTGGTTTCTATCTATTACATCCGCTGTATTATTAGTATCGTCCATTACAACTCTGTAAGAATAAAGACCTTGTCTCTGTGTTACTGAATCTAAGTATGGATTAACTGCTGATAAGAATTTGTTTCTTGTTGTAATCGTATTTTGTTCGAATACTAATGTTGAAGCTTGATCTCCAATAAACTTCTTAAGATCAATTAGTAATCTTCTTACGTTTACTCTATCTAAAGCACTTGCTTTAGTCTGTAATGTCTTTTGTCCAAAGATTGCAATACCTGTTCCTGGGAATGTAGCGATTGGGTTAACTTTTGAATCATATAAAGTATCTCTATCACTTCTAGTTAACTTTCTTTCTGCTTGAATTACTCCTGGTACACCACCTCTAGTTAAACCTGCTGGTGCAAACCATGGTGCTGCTGCTCCATCTGTAAATGCATATACTCCTGGAATAAATACTGATGCTGGTGCCCATACATTCTTACCAGTAGCTGAAGCTGTCTGTAACCAAGGCCAGTAAGCTGCTGTATAAGAGCTGTTTAATAGGTCTGCCTTACCTGTTACATTAGAAATTGTTGCTCCGTAAGAATATAAGTCTATTACTGCTATACAATCTCCTCTTGTTTCAGTTAAAGATATAATACTGTCAATTGGTGTAGTATGCTTATCGTATACTAAACCTGGTGCTGAAATTACATTAAATAAGTAAGCATCTGTGTTCTCTAAGATTGCAATTGCATCTGTGTAACAACCTACTGTTAGACCTTGTGTTCTAGTATTAATGTTATCAAAGTAGTTATCTCCTCCTACTACGTTTGCTCCTGTTCCACCACTAAAAGATCCAGAATGTGCAGTAGGTAAAGAACCTGATGCACTTGCAACTCTAATCAATCCATCGTTACCGATATAGTTAAGAGTCTGTCTTGGTACTGATGCTACTCTAATGTAGTTTGAATTGTTTATATAATCTCCAGTTACAGAAACATATGTTGATGAACCGTCTGTACCTTTTGAAGTAGTCTGGTTACCAATCACTTTTTCTATGTAGTTATCTGCATTTGGATCTAATGATAAGTTGTTAAATGTTTCAAGGACTATTTTGTTTTTGTGATTATCATCACCTCTCCTTACCGATAGTGAGAATGTTCCTTTTGCATTGCTAATGTTAGAAATTTCCCATCTAACATTATCAGAGCTACCTTCAACTAAAGAACTATCACTGTTATAAGCTCCTGAGTTGTTCATGATAACTCCTTTTCCTAATGTTTCTATAGTAAAAGGTGCATCTCCTGCATCACCGGCAGTTATTCCATCATCTGTTGCAACGCCGAATGATCCTGTTACAACTCTTGTTACTAAACAAGTATCACCTCCTTGCTGGAAGTATGATTTAACTGCTAATGAAGTTAAGAATTCAGATTTTTCTGATCCTGTTTCAAAAGTGTCCCCAAATTTTCTAACGTATTCGCTATATGAGGTAACAGTTGTAGGTACTTCTACTGGTCCTTTT